GACTCGACCTTCAGTTTCCAGCAAACGAGTTGCTACAAACATCAGATTGGGTGGAATAACCAGCTTACGAGGACGTGCCGCGATCAATAGACCACGCTCATCAGTCCAGCCAGCGATCTGAATAACAGCGGCTTCCAAAGAAGTCTCGTTAAGATCAGCCGCGACAGCGGGACGGTTTGAGTTAGTGCCACCAGAAACAAGTGGGTGTGCGGTTGAACACAGGGTTTGTCCGTCACCGTAAGTGGTGCCAGAAGCAAACGCATTGTTCAAAATTGCAGCACCTTTTACTTGCTTGGTGTACGCCATGGCGCGTGCCAGAGCCTTTGTGTAACGAGCTGACAGCGAATCGTAGAGATTATCTTCGATTGCTTCCTCGGTAACACTAAAGCCCATAGCTATCGTCTCGTGCGTATAGCGAGCAGTAAATGCTTCTTGTGCGTTGTCGTACTCAATCGCAGAACCTTCGTCTTTGACGGGGGCTGCGGAGAAACCTGACAACTTAGTTTCTTCTTCAAATGAGCGGTCAGAAGTCTCTGATTCAAAGATTTCTTTGTGCTCTTCACCGTACTTAGCATACTCCATTCCAAACAAGGCGTTCAGTCCGGGTAGGAGTTCTTTAAGTAATTGCGCTCTTGAAATAGCCATTTTACTCTACTCCTTATACGCCAGTCGTGTTGTCGAACGCATGACCTGCATTCCACTTCACATAGGCTTCAGTGAACCCGCCAGAGCTGTTCTTAGTTTCTTGAACCAAGTCAACAATACGGAATGGAAGCGTATTGGTAGTGGCAGACGTATCAGAAATACCAGAACGGGAGTTACCCGAAATACTATCCCCAGTGTTGTCTACACCAGCTACATTTGCGCCAATGTCAGTTATCGCCAAGTCACCAATCGTTGTGCCAGAAGACAAAACAGCGGCCTTGAACAAAACATCAGTTGCATCACACACATACGCTTCAATATCAGAAGCGGCGGTGCTAGCAATATAATTTTGCCTAAAGGTCTTTTGATTGGTGTTAGGGTCGGTGTACGAAACACCCATGAAAACTCCGATTGGAGTCATAGCAGCGTCAAACGTATCACGTTCAACGGTGCCTCCGGTCACTAGCTTAACAGCGTCCCCATAGAAGATCGCGGTTCCGTAGTCACTAGCAATACTGTAGTGCCGTACGGTACCGACATAAGGTACACCACTTAACAGTTTGACCGGAACAAGCCCATAAGGGCCACTTACAGTAGGATAAGCCATTTTAAGCTCCTAATTAAGTTCCATTGCCAAAAGTTACCTTTGTTTTTCTGTCGTTAAACAAAGGCATACGTGCGTCATTTTCACGCATCAGGTTGTTATCCACAGACTGTATTTGGTTTCTAGCTTGCTGTTCATAGTGTGCGTTTCTCTCATCTGCGATCTCTTGAGGTACTTTGCACAGCATGAGTCCGCCTTGGACGATGTTGTCAGCAAACTTTTCTTGCTCCACGTTCAACACTGTGAACTGTGGGTAGTCTTCGGCCCTTACGGGTTCCCAACCTTCGCGTAGTTTTGAGGATACGTTAGTGGCATCTACCTGACCTAGCATAGACACACGAACCCAACGGAACACATAACCATCTTCGGGTTCAGGGGTAGGTAATACCTCTGGACGCTGCCAAGATCGTTTACGAGTTTCCGCTTCACGAGTTACATTGTCTCGCTTGATTCTATTTTCAGCCATTAATTTTTCCTCGCTTCTAGTGCAACCTGTCTGGCGTATTCTTCCAGTGGTACTCCAAGCCGTTTAGCAAGTGCAACCTGTGTTTGCGATAATGTCACCTTTTTAGGTGCTGTGCTCCGCGTAGCGGGTGCAACCACATTCGGTTGTTGCTTTCGTTCTTCTCGTGCCTCTGAAGGGACTTCTCCGAAATAACCGGGGAATACCTCTCGCATACGGGCGTCAATGCGCTCGTAGTATTCTTCGTTTTGAGGACTTACGCCCTCTTTAATCAATTTATGATGCACTCCATATGCAAAACTTTGCATTTCGGGGTCTTCATCAAACCAAGGGTTAGCTGCTCGCCACTCTTCGGCCCTGTTATCACGAGTATATTGCGGTGTAACAGGTTCTTGTGTGTCTTGTACAACAGTTTCTTCATCCTGTAAAGCCGGTATCTTAAAATTATCTAACTTATCGGACTTTAGCTTTGCACTGGTTAATTTATCTTGTGCTTCGAGCACTGCCTCTGAGTCACCACTGTCATACGCTGCTTTATAAGAGCGCTTAGCACTTTCCATCTCAATGGCTGCATTACGTTTTGCCTGCTCAAGTAATGCTTCTTGATTTTTAGTTACATTACCCTTTAGCTGCTTATTTTCATCAACAAGCCTTTGTGCTAAAGCCTCTAGCTCTTGTCGCTCTCTGAGGGCGGCTTCTTTTGCTCGCCGCTCATCGTGGTAGCCTTTACTAAAGTGCTTAATCCGGTTACGCACTTTTTCAGAATAACCTTCCAGCTCTTCATCTGTAACGTCAGACGGTGGTTCAGATGGCTTGCGGTTACGATCAACCTTTGGCGTGTCATCCACAACCTCAATGTCCAGCTCATCTGGTTCTGTTTTAGCCTCAACTTCAGGTTCGACTGGAGTATTTGCATACTCTTCCGCAGTTTTTTTACCAGAAAGGTCAATCTCGACTTCACCAGAGTCCTCCACTTCTATAGAAGTATTCTTCTCTTCGTCGGGAAAACTATACTCAACTTTTTGAAACGGCATCTATCTTCCTTACGCTCGTGATACACCACGGGGATCTTCTACAACAGCTTCAATAGAATCATCATTCATCAGACGATACTCTACGTCACCAACCTTAAACCTAGTGCCAGAATTAGCACGAAACATAACGTAGTCACCTTGCTTACACCAAGGCCCAGTAGGGAACCTCTCAGCGTCATTATAGGCTTGTTGTCCCATATCCATTACAAGGCCGATGATTGACATGACGTATTCTTGGTTTTTTGTAGTATCAGTCTTTAACAGGTCAGTGCCGTCAAAGGTTTCTTCAATCTGCGGTAGTGCAACCAACACCTTATAGCCCACAGGCACAGGTAGTTGTGCTTCCAACTCTTCAACTGTATCAACAGCTTCACTCATCGTCGTACTCCATTTTGCGCGAGAGGTCATCTACATAGCCCAGACAGGTTTCGAGACCTCGAATTAAACCTGTGGTTTCCTTATACATGGAGAAGTCTTTAGCCCCTCCACTACTGAGAAATTGTAGTGCAGAATCCTTATCGGATTCGATTCGTTCTTTTAGCACGTCTAAGACGGTTACAGCCATTATTGGCCTCGGTTGTTATTGGAGTCCTTTATGGTCTTGAGTAAATCAAGATCCAACTTTGTATTATCCTTTCTGCGGTCTGCGGCAAGTTTAGCGCCTGCTTTCTGTGCGTCAATTTGTAATTCTTGTTGTTTTATTACTAATTCAGCTTGATCTATTTGAGCGTCTTGCATGTTCTCACGCGCTTTTAACTCTAGCTCTGCCTGTTTAAGTTGTGCGTCCAGTTGGTCTTTAGCTGCTTTACGTTGTACTTCTTGTTGTTTGATTTGTAGTTCTGCCTGCTGCATCTGTACTACAGGGTCTTGAGCCTTCTGTTGCGCTTGCTGTTGCGCTACTTGCTGCTGTTTCTGCTGTGTAAGTTGTCTACCTGCGTCAGCCACTAACTTAGCCAGATTGACTTCAACCTGCTCGGGCAACTGCTCGTTCGGTGGAGGCAACGCTGCACCTAGTTTTTCTTCCATCTGCTTGCGATACAAGAACCCAAGGTGTTCTGCTATGTGAGCATGTAATGCTGCCATAATTGGCTTGGCCTGTGGATTCTGCCCTATCATCTGCATCATTACTGGATCTTGCATAAACGCTTGGTGTGTTGCGATATGCGCCTCGTGATCTTGGTAGATAAACGCTTTCATGGGCTTACCAACCAGTGCGTCCATGTTTTCACTTACTGGATCTGTAGGCTTGGCGTCATCGGTTGTCGGAACAAGTTTATCTGCGTTCTTAACCCCTAACACTTCAATCATCTGTCTATGCAATTGAGGCAAGTTATAGATCTGGGGTGCAGACTGCGACATCTGCAATACCGCTTGATACTGCACAACCCGCTGAGCCATCGTAGAACTGTTCGGGTCGCTGACAGGTATAACATCAACCGACATATAATCTGCAACGCGAGCACTTACTTCACCACGTACCGGCTCGTACGCATACTCTTCCGGCGCATGTTCCGCCATGATTGCTTTTAAGAGCTTAAACTCCTGCTTCATAGCGTAGTGAACACGGGCCTGTACCGCAGCCATGGGCTTGAGCGTGCGCTCTAACAACGCCAACGTAGTACCCACCGGCGCGTTCGCAGACATATCAGAGATGTTCATATCGCTAATAGCGCCTAGCCTACGACCCTCATTTGT